GTCAGATGTGTATAAGAGACAGAGATATATTGTCGAGTCATCTCGACACCGTGAAATCTGTTGTCGATTACCTCAACGAAAAGTGCGGAACGAAATACAAACACTCGTCAGCGGAAACACAACGGTTGATTGTCGCAAGAATCAATCAAGGTTTCAGTCTTGAGGACTTCAAGCAAGTGATTGACAACAAGGTTTCCGATTGGGGCAATGACTCGCAGATGTCAAAATTTCTCCGACCACAAACGCTGTTCAGCAACAAGTTTGAGAGTTACCTCAATCAATCAGTTACCGTTCAGAACAAGTCGGTTGACTCTTGGAGAGATTCATCTTTCAGCATTGAGGATGTCAGCGGTTTTCATCCGTTGCCCGATTTTTAAAGTCAAATGAAGTCACAAATTCATGAAAGGAATTTGAAAATGCCAACTAACTGGGATGCGGTCAACGCACAATGTCCGTTCTATTTGACGGAAACAATCAACACGATTACCTGCGAAGGGATTATCGGTCAGACCGATGTACACGGCTTTCACTTGCGAGCAGTCAAGGCAGAACACAAAAACAAGTTTTGCAACCGCTGTTTCAAGCGATGCAAATACTACATCGCATTGATTGACGAAAAATATCCCGAAGAAAAACCTTCAACGAAAAAAAGATGAAAAATCTACGGTGTGTGAAATGTGGCAGAGAGTTTTATTCTGCGACAATTCAGAGATGCAAATTCAGTAAATCGGGAGCGTTAGTGTGTATGTACTGCTGTCAGCGGAAATGCAAATACGCACAACCGCATCCGAACGGAGTGAGGTGTGGATACAACAATGCGAAGCAAATACAACAATCATAAAGTCCGTTGTTTGGGCGAGACCTTCGACAGTATGCTTGAGTGTGAGAGATACAAGTATCTCAAGGCTCTTGAGCAACAGAAAGTCATATCAAACCTGCGGAGGCAAGTGAAATATGTCCTCTTGCCCTCTCAGAAGGATTCTAAGACACAAAAAACAATCGAGAGGGAAATTACATACCTTGCCGATTTCGTTTACGAGAAAGGCTCTCAGACGATTGTAGAAGATGTCAAAGGAATGAAAACGGATGTCTACAAGATTAAGCGAAAGCTGATGCTTTATTTTCATGGCATCAAAATCAAAGAAGTCACAAAGGAAGTGAAAACATGGGCAGTTTAGAAAATAACGAGTCGATATCCAAAGAACAGTTGATGTTCGAGAAGTGCAAGGGCGATGTTAAGATTCCGCCATTCGATGCACTCAAGGCACAAGCAAGACTTAAAAAAAGCGTGTTTAACCGTTTTCAGTCGATAATGTCGGCATACAATCTGACAGGCATCAATTTTTACAAATTCCTCGGTCGAGGATATCAGCTTAACCTTCCGTATCTTACGATGCAGGACATAACATACGCACTCAAAGTTACACCGTCATACCTTCTCTGTATTGACGATGTCAACAGGTTTGAGGAATACAGGGCAGGATATATATCGCTTGGTGATATCTTGCACTACATATACGAAGAAAATATGATGTCTGATGTTGACTTGGCAAAGGTACTTGAATGCTCGACAACATCACTTGGTAAAGTAAGACACGATGGTGTCCTCCCTGCAAGGAAATTCATCTATAACCTTGCAAAGCAGTTTAATCTTGATGTCAATAACCTTTACGGTTATTTCAAAAAATAATTTTCAAAGGAGCAAAAAACAATGGAAAAAGGAATTAAAATCACAATCAAAAACGGACTCTACGAGGTAACATTGGCTAATGTCAACGGCAAAGAAATGATGCTTTCAATCGGCACTTTGTTGCAGAGCGTATATAACCACGCAAAACAAAACGGCGTTGAGGATAAATTTGAAAAAGATATACGCCACATTGTGGATAATGTGTTTGAAAACTCATTCGCCAAAGATACGACCAACGGTAAAGATTCCAAAAGTTACGAAGCCTCTTTGAAAAGCAGAACGGATGAGTTAAAAAAAACTTATTGACTTTGCAAGAGAAATCGGTGTCAAAAATGATGAATTGCTTTCGGCGGCAGAAAAGGTAACCGAAATTGTATCAGGCTATTTTGATGAAAATATGAGGGGGTAAAATCATTATGAAAGGTTATAAAGCATTCAACAAAGGTTTAATTTGTAGAGATAAACAATATGCAGAAAACACCGTTTTTGAAGAAGAAAGTGCAGAAATTTGTAAAATCGGAATGCACTTTTGTAAAAACCCACTTGATACCCTTGATTATTACCCACTCATTGATAATAAAGGTAATATTACAGAGTTTGCGGAAGTTGAAGCACTTGACGATGCTAAAACGAATGATAACAAAAAATTTTGCACCAAAAAGTTAAAAATCGGTGCAAAATTAAATTTGTCACAGTTTATAAAGGCGAGTGTTGATGTCACTTATCAAAACATAAAATCTGAGGTTGATAAAAAATCACTGAAAGCAACCGCAGGTGGTGACTATGCCAAACTTGCAGGTGGTGACAATGCCAAACTTGCAGGTGGTGTAAATGCCAAACTTGCAGGTGGTAACTATGCCACACTTGCAGGTGGTGAAAACTCTATAATTGTAGGAGATAACCACAGTATTGCTAAAGGAAAAAAAGGTGCTGTAATTGTACTGATTGAAAGGGATAATAATTGTAATATCATTGATTTCAAGGCTGTACAGGTTGACGGAGAAAAAATCAAAGAAGATATTTTATATAAACTTAAAAACGGTGAATTTGTTGAAGTAGGTGTGAAATGAAAAAGTTTTTTAACCGAATATCTGACACATCTGTGTACAGATACTCAGCAGGATTTACGATTGCTGTGCTAACAGCGTTAAAGTCAACACTTATGTGGATTCTTGAGAGAGGCTCTCTGTTTCTCGGCATCACCGCTATTATAGCGGTGACTGCCATTGACAGTCCTGCTTACAGATTTATCGTGCTGTTAGCGTATGTTTTCATTGCACCGATATATGCATTTTTCTCTCTTCGCAGAAAGGAGCATCGCAAAAATGAAAGCTAACTGGAAAGCACGCAACAAGCAGTACAATGACCATCAGAAGGGCGAAATCTTTGATGTTGGCATTGGCTACGGTCTTGAGTTAGCCTCGGTTGTACTCAACCATTATTTTGGATTCGGAGCGAAAAGATTGTATCAGCTTAATATCGAGGCTCTTCATTACATTCACAAGATGAAGGATGATGCAGAGCAGTACACCGATGAATACAAGGATAATGTCGAGTACGGTTCAATTAAGATGCACAGAGAGTTTGAAAAGATTATGGCTCTCAAGTATCACGGCATTGATTATGGCAAAAAGCTGAAAAATACAATCGACAGCGGAAGTTATTTGAATACAGAACAGGATATAGTCTTGAAAAATGATAGACTCTGAAAAAATCAAAAAAGCGTTAGATGCAATGGATAACGCAAACCTGCAAAAAGAATATAACCCTATTGCAAGCCAAAAACATATGGAAATGATGTTGAAAACAGCAAGACCATATTTATACAAAAAATACAAGGAGTGGCAGAAAGAAAATGTCAAATAAAAGTTTAGGCTGTTTAACAGCAATCGCATTAGTTATTATCACAGTTATTATGGTTCCTGTGCTGAATTTCAGCAACGACCACACATACACCGTAACAATCACCGATAAAGAGCGTGTGACAACACAGCTTGCCGAAGATAGCATCGACAGCAAATATCTTATTTACGGTGAAGATGAAAACGGCAAGACTTATGTTTTCGAGGACACAGATACATTATTTAGATGGAAATTTAACTCGTCTGATGTTTACGGTGCTTTGAAGGAGGGCGAAACCTACGAATTAACGGTTATTGGTTTTCGTGTTCACATTTTCAATTGGTATGAAAATATTATTGATTTTAAGGTGGTGAAATAATGTATCACGGTATCAAATACAAAGGCTTACGCTATAAGCTTTTTTCCATCCGTTGGAAACGAAAAAATCGCAATTGGAAAGATTGTGCGAAAAAACGCAAGGCAATGAAAAAGGATTGGGAAAGGAAGATTAATAATGATTGATTGTAATATCACTAAGAACTACTTCAATGAGAAGCAAAGAATGACGAAAAAGCGTAAACTATATGCTGGTATATATAAGTGCGAACTTGATTGTTCTGATTGCCCTCTGAGTAGTTTGAATAATGATGCAAACGATAAGATGACATGCGGGGAGTTTGAAACGCTCTGCCCTGAACAAGCAATCAAAGTTGTTCAGCGGTGGAGCGATGAACATCCGCAGAGGAATTATCTGAGTGCGCTTTTGGAAATCTTTCCAAACACCCCACTTAGCGATGACGGCACGCCCGAAATTATATGTCCGCATCACTTAGGATTGAAGGACATAGAAGATTGCGAAATAGACCCCAACTGCGTTGAATGCTGGAATCACTCTATGCCTATTAAGGACGGTGAAGAGTGATGACAAGAGATAAACTTGAGAAGTATCTTGATAGCGAAGTTGAAGTTATCCTTTTTGACGGCACGGTAATTGAGGGTATTTTACATAAGACAGGTGAAAAAGCCTTTGAAAACGACCCTAATTTGACGATACCGAAGTTACGCTATTTTTGTACTTATGGTGATAATGTGGTTGATAGGTGTGTATTTAAGTTATCCCACATTAAAAAAATCAGCCGTATAAAGATTAAGATTGAAAAGATTGATAATACTGCACACGCTCAATGGGTAGTCAGTAAATTTGCAGATGATTTTTATCGTTGTACAAGGTGTGATTCAGTTTGGAACAGAGTTTTTGATTTTTGTCCAAGTTGTGGTGCGAAAATGGATAAGGAGTGTGAAAAATAATGGCATTCCCTGAAAAGCTAAAAGCGTTAAGACTTGAAAATGGATTAACGCAAGATGAACTTGGCAAAAAGCTCTATTTGAGCAGGTCAAGCATTTCAAGCTATGAAATTGGAAAAAATGAGCCTACTATCGAAACCATAATTGCTGTGTCAGATTTATTCAATGTCACAGCAGACGAATTGTTGAAATGAGAAAGGAATAAAAAGATGATGCAAAAAAATAGAGTTGAGGTAATGCATTGTAATAAATGCGGTGCAGAATTAACATCAGATAACTGCAGAGAAGTATCGGTGTCGATACACCCTAATGTCAATTATGATATGGAATTTAGAATAAATTTTGTCTTTTGTGAAGATTGCTTTAAAAAGATTCTTGGTAACGAGGAGTATAATAATTTCGTTGAACGAGGAACAGTACACATTCAGAAATTTGAAAAAGAGTGGGAGAAGTGGGAGAAGAAATAATGAAAAATCTCGAAATCCCGACAGTAAATGATTGCTTGAAGATTGAACCAAACAAACACAGCGACACAGACTTAGCTTGGCTCACCGAATTAGCAGACAAATTTACTGCGGAAGAGTTACAAACAATGTATGACTCAATTAAAACACGCAGAGAGAAAGATGATGCGGAATTGTTCGTTGATAAGGCTGTTGAAAAGCAGATGCCTATTTCCCCCTCAAATAAAGCCTATTGTCGCTCTTGTGGTTCTAAACTTTCGGGGAACGAAAATTATTGTTCCATTTGCGGACAAAAGCTGAATTGGAAAGGGCAAGAATTTGATTTGCTCTTCGATGATTTGACCGATGAATTGAACTTAATTGAAATCGAAACATCCGTTCCAAAAGTGCTGATATATCCGAATCTCATCTATTTCAAGCAGTAGAGGTAAATATAATGGGTAACAGAAAATCTATATCAAAGCATACAAGACTTAAAGTATATCAAAAATATAATGGTCATTGTGCTTATTGTGGTTGTCAACTTGCATTAAAGGATATGCAAGTTGACCATATTGAAAGTGTGTATTGGTATAACGGTGCAAATGATATTGAGAACTACAATCCTGCTTGTAGAATGTGTAATTTCTACAAATCAACAATGCCTATTGAAGATTTTAGAAAGCGGTTGGGAAAACTAACATCAGGACTTGAAAAGACTTTTATTTATCGTTTAGCGAAAAAATATGGTTTAATTCAGGAAGTTGAAAAACCTGTGAAATTTTATTTTGAAAAGGAGAATGGTAGCAAATGAAATCAGTAATGAAAATTATGCTTGATGAGGGAGCAAAAATGCCTAAAAAGGCACACGCAACAGATGTTGGATATGACATCTTTTCCCCGATTGATGTAGTTGTACCTGCACACAGAAGTGTATTCATCGACAGCAGAGTACACATTCAGATTCCATTGGATATTGCAGGAGTGCTGATATCCAAGAGCGGATTAAATGTTAAACACGGCATCACATCAACAGGATTGATTGACCCCGATTACACAGGCTCTATCGGTGTTAAGCTGTACAATAACAGCGGTACAGATTATCGTATCACCGCAGGGGATAAGATTAGTCAGATAATGTTTATTCCATATATAACAGCCTTTTTCAAGGTAGAAGATACTCTGGATGAAACAGAAAGAGGCGATGGTGGCTTTGGCTCAACAGGTAAATAACTGCTGTTATAACTGCTCAGAGAGGCATCTGAGATGTCATAGTAATTGTGAAAAGTACAAAGCGTTCAAAGAAGATGTACGGAAGAGAAATAATTACATATGGGAGCATATCGAATCACAGAATGCTCTTGCAAGCAGTATTATAAGTCGCAATCTAAGGAAAAATAAAAATCGCAGATAAAACAAAAAGAGCATCTCAAAACGAGATGCTCTTTTTGTTCTGCCATAGGAGGGTGAGAGTATTGCATTTATATCAAGAAGGTAGTTGTAGAAAGGCAGGACGGACAGCCTGTTAATTGTTGTTGTGTTTCATGAATCCTTCAAAAGTGAAACACACCGATAAATGATGTTGTCGAATGCCCTGCCGAAGTCACGCAAACAAGTCATCGGACAACCTCTGCCCGTCCGAGTCATCAGATGATGACAAACAATGAAAATCACAGCAGGAAAAGGACTCCTGCTAATTTAATTATAACACATCCATCTCAAAAAGTATATGTTTGAAAGTTTATTTTTTGAGGTTAGTATTTCAATGAAAAAAAGCACATAATGAAGTCACTCACAAGGTAACATAACGAAAGCGAAGTGATGAAATTGAACCCCGAAGTTATCGTGTCGCTTGTATCTCTCACAGGCACGGTTATAGGCTCTCTCTGCGGTGTGTTGGCAAGCAATCGTATGTCAAGCTACAGGATTTCAAAGCTTGAGGAAAAGGTTGAGAAGCACAACAATCTGATTGAGAGAACTTACAAAATCGAACAGCACAACGCTGTTGTTGACGAAGAAATCAAGGTCGCAAATCATCGTATCGATGACCTCGAAAAAATCAGCGAAAGGAAAGATTGAAAATGAAAAAGATTTTTACAAAAGAGTGGGCAAAAGCAACGGCAATCAGAGCAATTAAGACCGTTGCTCAGACTGCTATTGCGACAATCGGTGTGTCTGCCGTGATGACAGATGTAAACTGGATTGCGGTAGGCTCGGCATCTCTGCTTGCAGGTGTGTTGTCTGTCTTGACAAGCATTGCAGGCTTGCCCGAAGTATCAGAAAGTGAGGAATAATTATGACAAATGTAAATTTTATTGAGCTTGCAATCTCAGAGGTACGCAAGTATGTTTTAAATCACTTAGATAAGTCAGATGGTACACCTATTTTTGACATCTTTGTTGTGTGGTCATGTAAGACTTTGCAAAACCACAAATGCCTTATCAGCACAACATTACACGACGGTATGTACTACGAATGTACATACAACGGCGATAAAAACGAAATGTATCTTGACGCATACAAAAAGTTTGAAAACAAAAAAATTATTTGCGAAAGCGAGGAATAATTATGAGTAATTCAAAACTTGTTAATTACACAAAATTAAGCCCAAACCACAGTGGTAAACGCACACACAGTATTGACCGCATTACTCCGCACTGTGTTGTAGGTCAGTGCAGTGTCGAAACCCTCGGCAACATCTTTATGAATACAGCCTGTGAGGCAAGCTGTAACTACGGAATCGGCTATGACGGCAGAGTGTTGCTCTGTGTCGATGAGAGCAACCGCTCTTGGTGTAGTTCATCAAACGCAAATGACCAGCGTGCAGTCACAATCGAATGTGCAAGCGACACGGTAGCTCCGTACACAATGAACAGTAAAGTGTACAACAAACTTATTACACTATGCGTTGACATCTGCAAGCGTAACGGCAAGACTAAACTGCTTTGGTTTGGTAATGAGGACAAGACACTGAATTATTCGCCAAAATCGGGTGAAATGGTCTTGACTGTACATAGGTGGTTTGCGAATAAATCTTGCCCGGGTGACTGGCTCTATAACAGGCTCGGCAATCTTGCAGACGAAGTAACTGCACAGCTCGGCGGTAAAACATCAAATAAGGAGAATGAGGAAATGATTAAATACGGCGCACACAATACGGCAACACTTGCTTTTAAGAAGCAGTTGATTACTTTGTACAACATGAAAATTATCAAGACTAAGGTCGATAACTCGAACGGTTTCGGTGACGGCACTCTTAAAGCTGTTAAAGAGGCACAGAGAGCAGGTAAGGTTACAGTTGATGGTATTGTCGGCGAAAAGACAATCAATGCTATCTATCATCTTATCAATGATTGCAACTGGGCTAAAGATAAGAAAATTTCAAACGCAAAAAAGGCACTCGGCTGATATTGAATGTTTCGCACTGTTGCAAAGTTAGCAAATATTATTAAAGAATTGAGGTGAAATAAATGATAGAACTGTATCAAGGTAATTGTCTTGAATTAATGAAAAACATTCCAGACAACATCGCCGATATGATACTTTGTGATTTACCGTACGGAACAACACGATGCAAATGGGATTCAATTATTCCTTTTGAACCATTATGGCAAGAATACAATCGGATAATTAAAGATAATGCCGCGATTGTTTTATTCGCACAGGAACCGTTTGCAACGAAATTAAGAAGTAGCAATTTGAAAATGTATAAATATGATTGGATATGGCAGAAGCCGCAGGGAACAAATTTCTTGAATGCTAAAAATCAACCGTTGAAGAATTACGAAATCATCTGTGTTTTTGGTAAAAAAAAATTGCGATATAAGCCATGTTTTACAAAAGGAAAACCTTATACATCAGGTGGCGGTAATGTCGGTGAAGCGTACGGTGGAGGGAAAAAAATTATTACACATAATGAAGGTGTTCGGTACCCAACAAGCATTCAAAAATTTAATGCGATTCAGAACACAAAAAGATTTCATCCGACACAGAAACCAGTTGACTTGCTTGAATACTTAATCAAAACATATACAAATGAGGGTGATTTAGTCCTTGATAATTGCATGGGAAGTGGAAGCACAGGTGTTGCCTGCGTAAACACAAACCGAAACTTTATCGGAATAGAGCTTGATGAAAAGTATTATAAAATTGCTGAGGAAAGAATAAATTCAGCGATTAAACAAACTACATAACAAACACATAATTGCAAAAAAAGCACTCGGCTGATTTTTGAAAAAGTATTGACTTTTTTAGAATTGCAATGTATTATAATGTTGTGTAAGGTTTTGTTTTTTACTTACGCAAGCATAAACTATTAGTTCTTAAAGCAGAAAAGGCTCAGTCAAAAGCTGAGTCTTTTCTGTTGTTTACTATACAAAGAGCTTGACTGCAAGCCGAAAAAGTAGTATCATAGAAGTGCGGAAGTTTGTTTTTTTAATTTCTACTGTGGTAGATTAGTTTTTTTATCCTTTCTTCCGTAAAGATGACCTCGTCTTTGTCATAGTGTGCGAGGTCATCTTGCTTGACTATCAACACGCAAAAAGTGCGTGTTGTTCTTCAAATTATCTTCATAATTTCCTATATTTTTTACTATTTTAATGCAAAAAAGGCACACCGTTTATGGTGTGCCTTTTTTGCTTTTTATGATTTTTCTGCGATTTGCAGAAGTTTTTCAATAACTAACTTTTCGACATAAATCGGTGGGTTATGTTTTCCCGACTCCCAATCTTGTACAGTACGATACGGAATAAGTAACAAATCCGTCATTGCTCGCTGTGTTAATCCTGCCTTAATGCGTGCCTCTTTAATTGTCATCGACCTTATCAACTCCTTTTTGCTTTTTATTTTGCGTGCCTATCGGGATTGTGACCGTCTGACCGTCCGCATTACCCGACCCGAAGGTCGGTCACTCTGCGATTTATTTAGAATTAATATAACCACATTTCAAATTACTGCAAAGACGATTCGATACTTCCTGCAAATACTCTTTCGTGGCAATCGTGATTTCATTGATAATACCGTTGTAATCTCTTGCAACAATTTCCTTGCTTGCTACTCCAAAATTGACATTATTGATATTTTCAAATTCAACAACCAACTTGTCTACATTTTCGCCAATTGCGGAATTTGTCCATCTTCTGAGATGACTGATGTTATTCAGTACAAACTCGCCTTCGTTACTCTCAACCAAATTTAGAATTTCTTTTTTCATAGTGTTTGCTCCTTTTTTTATCTGTGGGTGTTGCCCTGTGTTTTGATTTGTTGTTTAAAGTTTACTATACGAATTTCGTGTAGTCAATACTTTTTTGAAAAAACTTAAATTTTTTCGGGTGGGATGAGGCTGAAATTCTTGTTAATGCTGTTACATCATTCGTATTCATACCGTTACCCCTTTATTCTTCACCTAAATAATTGTGTTGCATTTCGTTCCACCTATTCACTGCGACTTTTACACTTGTATAATCGCCTGTGCAATCGCAAGCGGGGGTTGAACAACAAACAGCCCAATAGTCTTTATTATCGCCCAAAAGACTTCTCTCGGACGCAATAACAATTTTTCTATTTCCACAATGCTTACACGGTAATAATATATCTTTGTATTTTTCGGTGTAATACTTTGCCTTTTCAAACCGCTTTGCCATTACTCACTCTGCCCTCTTTCTTTTTTATAACTCAACCATAAATGAATAAGATTTTAACAAGATTGCGTCACATACAGCATTAAAATCTTCAAAACGAATATTACTGCTATGCTCGCAAACATCAGTTGCTATTTCTACAATATCATCACTTGTAATATCTTCTTTTTTTGTCTTAGCAAGCATATTGCTATATTCTTCATTGTTGCCATTTGTGTACCACGTTTTTTCGATGCATAAGGCTCTTAATGCGTCGCTTGATAATCTTCTAACAACTTTATAACCGTATTTCATTTTATTACCTCTTTCTTTCTGCCCGTCCTGCCGATAGCACAGCTGTTAGATGTTATGCCAAGAGTGATTGTTTTTGTGTGATTTTCTCACTTCCGAAGAGTTCACGGATTTCATCAAGACTGAATGTTTTTTTGCTCTTTTTCTTGTAATCTTCGTTGTGATAATACCACGCTGTTTTCTTCTTTGAAAATCTGAATTTAAGGTTTTTCAGCTGTTCACGGCAATTGTATGTATTACCTGTTACCCATACCCAATTACCGCAGATTTCAATTTCAATTCCTTGCAATGTAATAAGTTCATTGATGATTTTTTTGAATTCTTCTGGAGTTTCTTTCACTTCTTCGGAAGTTTCGTACACTTTGCCATCTGCGGTTGATTTTGCATTTTTGAGAACTGCGAAAAATTTGTCATATTCAGCATTAATCTCTTGCATTTCTTCTGTTGTTCCTCCGCAATCGGGATGATGTGCCATCGCAAGTTTTTTGTATTCTTTTTTAAGTTCTTCAAGTGTTTTTGGATTGTTAAACCATTTTGTGTTTGTCATAGTGTTTAATCTCCTTTGTTTTTTGAGGTCTTGCCCTCTGTTGTGACTTTATAATAACACGAATTTCGTGCCTTGTCAATAGCTTTTTTGAATTTTTTTGAAAAAATATTTTTTCGCTGACCGTTCGCCGTGTGCGGTTAGCGAATTTTTTTTTGCTTATATAGTATTTAATTTAAACATTATAGTGCAAAAGAGGTGTGACAATGTCATCAAATAAATATCCGTGGGACGAGATTGAACAAGAATATATAAACGGCTTGGAGCAGTTTGAAATCCGCAAAAAATATGGTATGGCAGAGTCAACCCTGCGTAGGCATATAGACGAGTACGGTTTGCGTGAGAAAAGACAAAAAATGACACAAAATGTCTACAAAAAAGCTACAGAACAGATTGAAAAGCAAAAAGTCAACAAAATGACGAAACTTATTAAAGCCTCAGACAAGATGGATGACTTAATCCTTGATTTTTTGAGGAGAGAGGGCGATGAGTCAAACGGCTATGATGTCATTCCACCAATGCAGACCAAAGACCTGCAGAGCCTGTCAAGAGCCTTGAAAGATGCCGTAGAGGTTAAACAAAATCTACACGGCATTATCGGAAGACTTGAGGCTGAACGGCTTGCACTTGAGCGTGAACGGCTTGCTCTTGAGCGTGAGAGGCTCAAAGCACAGCAGGACAAAGACAACATAGAGCCGACTATGTTTGCTCTCTCAGATGAGGCAGAGAGGTACGCAGAATGACAAAGATTAACTATTTAGGTGTACCGAATGACAAGCAAAGACAATTCTTGCTTGCAAAGCAGAAATATGTTGCCTACGGTGGAGCGAGAGGCGGAGGAAAATCCTTTGCTGTGCGAATGAAAGCCAAATTATTGTGTGCGAGATATGCAGGGATAAAGATACTTATAGTCCGTAGAACATATCCCGAATTGCTCAACAACCACATTAACACGCTAAGGGCAGAACTGGCAGGAATTGCGAGATACAACACACAGGACAAGATTTTTACATTTCCGAACGGTTCAACGATAAAATTCGGTTATTGCAAGAACGATGCTGACCTGCAACAGTATCAAGGTGCTGAATTCGATGTAATCTTCATCGATGAGGCTTGTCTGCTCTCAGAACACCAAATCAAGGCTATTACGGCTTGCTTGCGAGGTGTAAATGATTATCCGAAAAGAATTTATTATACTTTGAATCCAGGCGGTCAGAGTCACGGTTATTTCAAGCGGTTATTCATTGACCGCAAATTTGGTCAGTATGAACAGCCTGACGATTACTGCTTTATACAGTCGCTTGTGACGGATAACAAGGCTCTTATGGAAAGTCAGCCTGAGTATATACAACAGCTTGAGGCATTGCCCCCAAAACTCCGTGATGCTTGGCTCTACGGCAGATGGGATGTATTCGAGGGAATGTTCTTCGAGGATTTCCGCACAGAGGTTGATGTTGCGGAGGCTCACAAGCTCGGTCTTTCTCCTGAGGGTGCTCTCAAGTATGGTCGATACACAAATGTGATAGAGCCGTTTGATATACCACAAGAGTGGCGAGTATATCGGGCATATGACTTTGGCTACGGTAAGCCGTTTGCAATGCTTTACATAGCTGTTGACTATGACGGAAGAGCGTATGTTTTTGACGAGTATTACGGATGCACAGCGACACCAAACGAAGGGGTCAAATGGCAACCGTATAAGCAGTTTGAGATGTTGTCGGAGTACGAACACACACAGCCACAGCTTGCAGGTCGGGTTATTCAAGGAGTAGCAGACCCCGCAATTTGGGATGGCTCAAGGGGCGAGTCTGTCAACGATGTAGCAGAAAAATACGGAATTTACTTTGACAAAGGACAGAATGACCGTATCGCAGGATGGATGCAGATGCATTATCGTTTTGCTTTTAATGAAGTCGGCAAGCCGATGCTCTATGTGTTCAGCAACTGTAAACACACAATAAGGACTCTGCCTTTGCTTATGTTTGACGAGACAAAAAAAGAGGACTTGGACACAAGCCAGGAAGACCACATTGCTGATGCGCTGCGGTATTGGTGTATGTCAAGACCGATAGCACCTGCACGCAAGATTGAACCGAAGATACCACAGCCGAATCCGCTGTCGGAAGATAACGAAAGGAAGAATTACTTATGGCATTAAGACGAAAAAAAAGACGAGAAGAAAAGGAACGCAGACAAGCAGAACAGCAGACAGAACTGCAGAGAACGCAGTCTGCTCCCGATAACCGCATCTTGTGGACTCAAGACGAACGGAATCAGCTTGAACATATGCAGAACGGCTCAAAATTGCCACAGGACGGCACAACAACAGAACAGACAACGCAGATGTCATCTGATGATAATGCACCTACACAGGGCATTGTAGGCGGTGCTACAACAGAGGCAAAAACCGTGTTGAATCCTGTGATAACTGAGCGTACAGTATTACAGGCATATGACCGATTAATGCGATACAAGACTTACAAGACAAGCCTTGACAGGCGAATCAAAGCAAATGAAGATTATTGGAAACTCCGCCAGTGGGATTACTATGACCGAAACGGCAACAAGAAAAAAGGTGACAACGAAGTCGCAACAGCTTGGTTATGGAACTGTATTGCATCAAAGCACGCAGACTTGATGGACGGTTATCCTGAATCGAACATCAGACCTAAGCGTGAGGATGATGTACAGGAAGCAGAAAAGCTCAAGAGCATTCTCCCTGTTATCTTCGAAGAAAATGACTATGAGAATACATATTCGGAACTTGCTAACTACATACTTAAACAGGGAGTTTGTTGTGCAGGTGTCTTTTGGGACGGAACTAAACACGATGGACTTGGTGATATCTCAGTCGAAAAGATTGATATACTCAATCTGTTTTGGGAGAGCGGTGTGACCGATATACAGGACAGCAAAGAAGTGTTTCACACTTCGCTTGTGGATAATGAATCGCTTGTCAAGCAATATCCACAGCTTGAAGGTAAACTCAACAGTCATAAGGTTATATCTGACCAGTATCGTACAGATGATGCCATTGATACAGACGGTAAGACAACCGTTATAGATTGGTTTTATAAGCAGTCAGAAAGCAACGGAAATCAGGTCTTGCATTACTGTAAGTTTGTAGAGGGTACGGTGCTTTTTGCAACCGAAAATGATGCAGAAAACTATCCGAATGGTTGGTATGACCACGGACTCTATCCCTTTGTTGTTACTCCGTTATTCCCTGTTGAGGGCAGTATTGCAGGATACGGATATACGGACATCGGCAGAGGTGACCAACACGCTGTTGATGTATTGACACAAGCTATGCTCACCAATGCGAGAGTAACAAGCAAGCCGAGATACTTCATCAAGACCAACGGAGCGGTCAACGAGGCTGAGTTTGCTGACTGGAACAAAGACTTTGTACACACAACAGGTAGTTTAAACGATGACTCAATCATGCCGATTGCAACCTCACCAGTACCGACATTCGTTGTCAATATGCGAGAAAACCTCATTGCTGAGATGAAGGAAACACTCGGCAACCGTGATGTGAACAATGGCGGTAGCACTTCGGGAGTCACCGCCGCATCGGCTATTGCGACAATGCAGGAGCAGAGCGGTAAGATGAGCCGTACTCATAACAAGATTATGTACACGATGCACCGCAAGATTACGAATATGGTCATTGAATTAATCCGTCAGTTTTATGATGTACTCAGAGAATACCGTATTACAGGCAAATACGGACAAGAAAAATTCGTGCAGTACAACAACGCAGGACTCAAGCCACAGAAACAGCCGAGCATTCTCGGCAGAGATATGGGACTCAGACTGCCTTGCTTTGATATAGAAGTAACCGCACAGAAAGCCTCACCATACACGAAAATGGAACAGAACGAGCTTGCGATACAGTTGTACAACCTCGGTGTGTTCTCTCCTCAGAATGTCGATATGTCGCTTATGCTGTTACAGACAATGGATTTTGCACACAAGGATGAAATCATACAGATGATAATGCAAAACGGCACGATGTTTGATAAATATCAGCAGTTACAGAAGATTGCGTTCAACCTTGCACAGCAGGTAGATATGCAGAATGGCACGCATATGGCTGAACAGCTTGCACAGGCGATACTTGTTGAAAATGGAAACAATTCCGAAGAGCCGAGCGGTAATCTCTCTGTTGATGGCATTACAACAGACGATACATCCGAAAGGTCATTTATTAAGAATGCAAGGGAAAAAGCACAGGCATCAACTCAGGTTAATCAGTAGTAAGGAGAATTCTATATGCTTAAAATTAAAGTCGATACTAAGAATTACACCGTAACAATGAGAGGTCACGCAGATTTTGCCGAAAACGGCAAGGATATTGTGTGTGCAGGAGCATCAACGCTCTTGTACACACTTGCAAACACGCTTGAAGAATTCCGCACAGCTATGACAGAATCACCGTCATTTACTATCAGCGGTGAGGGCGAGAAACAGCGTGTTACATACAGATGCAAGCCTAATGAGGAATACGAGCCTAATGTGCAGTTAGTTTTTATGACTGTTACAACAGGGTTCAATCTGCTCGCTGAAAACTATCCCGATAACATTAAGCTGACCGTTATCTAATTTTCTCCCAACTCTCTCCCAAAGTTTCTAAGCACCCAATTATGGGTGCTTTTTTTATGCCTAAAATAACATTTTGCTGATGACCGCAAAATGTTCAATTCGTAAAAATGGGTGTTTTTTACGAATTGCAAAATTTTTTATCGTTTTGAAATTGATGGTTTGAGGTATTTTATTCTGCAATGCTAAATTGTGAACATAGGCTCGTGACCTTAACCACAGACTTTATATGGAAGGAGATAGCAATGATTAAGACTATCTCAACAGCCGTTGTTACCGAACTTATGTTCCGTTGTTTCAACATTCAGCTTTTCGCTGACGGTGGCGGTGGTGCATCTGCAGGTGCATCCGCAGGAGCAGGAACAGGTGAAGGCTCAACAGGCATTGCAGGAGAAACAACAAACACATCGTTCCCTGCCGATGGCAAAGGCTCTGCACCGAAGATTGTTTACGGTAAGCAGAGTGAAAGCAACACCGAAGTCGGTGCTGTTCCCGAAGAAAAGCCGAAAATGACTTTTGCCGAACTCGTCAAGTCTGACGAGTGGAAAGACGATGCCCAAAAGTATATGGACAAAGCCTTTTCAAAGAGATTCAAGGAGCAGGAGTCGCTCAAGGCTGAGAACGCAAGAATGCGTGACATCCTCAACATAGCTAATGTCAGATACGGACTTGATTCCGCATCAGACAGTTTCCTTGATGACCTCAGCAACAGCATCCAGAATGACACGAAACTGTATGAAGATGAGGCACTTGAGGCAGGATTACCTGTTGAGGAATATGTCAAGGTAAAGAAAGCAGAGAGAATCCTCGAAAACAACAAGCGTGAACAGGCAGACAGAGAAAGACAGGCATTCATTAACGAACATTGCAAGAACCTTGTGAGTCAGTCGGATGCAATGAGAGAACAGTTTCCTTCTTTCGACCTTGAAACAGAAATGAGTAATCCTCAGTTCCGCAAGCTTGTTGACCCACAGGAATTAGGCGGTATCGGTCTTTCGGTAGACAACGCTTACCGTGTGATTCATTACAAAGACATTCTCAACGCTACTGTGAACAATGCGGTCAATCAGACAGCTATCAATACTGCAAATGCGGTTAAGGCTAACAAAGAAAGACCGAGGGAAAACGGTATGAATCACCGTGCATCTGTTATTGTGAAGGATGACCCATCACAGTTTACTCTTGATGACTTCAAGCGTATCAAGGAACAGTTTATCAGAACAGGTGTTGCTCCAAAATTCTAACAATAAAGGAGCATTATTATGTCTAATATTATGTACAATCTTATTCTCCAGCTTTTCGCTGATGAAACTACATTAAACGCAAACAAAACATCCGCAAGTGGAATGTCCCCGACAATGAAGACATTCTACGATACTTCCCTTCTTGAAAATGCAAGAGCCGAACTCATCTTCAATCAGTTTGGCGATAAGCAGAAGATTCACGGTAACAAATGCGAATGGCGTAAATTCAACACATTTCCGAAAGCTCTTACACCGATTACCGAAGGTGTTACACCGACAGGACAGGCTTTCGGTATGACGAAGATTGAAGGTACAACATCACAGCACGGCGATTACACAACAATCACAGACAGACTTGAATACGAGGCATATGACCCGATTATTCAGGGATGTACAGAAGAGATGGGTGCATCGGCAGGTGCGACTATGGACACTCTCACGAGAAATGTCCTCATTGCAGGTAACTCTGTTATGTACTGTCCGAAGAAGGATGGCACAGTAATCTCAACAAGAGATACACTCACAGCAGATTGTGTTCTCACTCCTGCAGTTGTGAAAAAGGCTGTTACTTGGCTCAAGAAGAACAAAGCACCGAAGATTAACGGTAGCTATGTATGTCTTATTCATCCCTCGGTCGCTCATGACCTTACAGAGTCTGACGAGTGGAAAGAGTACCACAAGTACAATGACACAGCACCTATCTTCAAGGGTGAAATCGGCGAACTTCACGGTTGCCGTTTCGTTGAGTCAACAGAGTGTAAGATTCACGCACACAACAAACTCGGCATCGCTACATATGACACACTTTTCCTTGGTGCAAAGGCTTTCGGCATCATTGAACCCGAAAACGAGTCAATGCATATGATTATCAAGGACAAGTCGGAAATCGGTGGTCCTCTCGAACTCTATAGCACAGTTGGCTACAAATTCAGTCACGGTGCTAAGATTCTTTATGAGGAGAGAATTCTCCGTGTCGAGTCAGGTTCTTCTTACTCATCTGTTGATGAGGAAAATTGATAAGGAGATTATCTTATATGGCTACAAATTCAAATAAGAATGCAGGTCTTACAGGTAAAAAGGTTACTGTTATTCTTCCTCGTGACCCTCAGATTGAGGGTGACGGAGCAGAACAGGAATTCTTCTCGGTCAACGGTCACAATATTCTTGTGCAGACCGATGTACCTGTTGAGGTAGATGAAATCTTTGCTGAGGTTATCAACAATAAGGCAAAGGCTCGCACACAGGCGAGGGAATTCATCAAAAAGATGGCATTCAAAGACAGCAAGCCGATGGCTTGATTATGAGATTAAGAGGCGGTTTTTCCGCCTCTTTTTTGTTTTTAAGGAGATGAAAATATGGACTACATTACAATAGCTGATGCAATCGATATGATTGATGCAACAGTACCAAACAACCGCACGGAAGATGAAAAGATTGCTTGGCTTGACTCTCTCGACAGAATGGTCAAGAATGAAGTCTTTGACACACACGAAGGCTACGAGGATGCAGACTTCATCGGATATGACGAGAACACATCACGCAATCAGCCGTTACTGATTCCCAAACCGTATGCAGTAGAGATTTACAAAGCATTTCTTGAACTCCAAATACACCTTGTCAACAAGGAATATGACAGATACAACGCATCATCTGCACAGTACAGTAATCATTATGATTCTTTCGTCAATTGGTGGCATTGTAGCCATATGCCGAAAGAAATTGCTCACATTACATTTTAGGTGGTGATACTATGGCTTTTAATTTTCCACAGCTTGATTCATCCTCTGCACAGCGAGAGTTTCAGGAGCAGTTTGCAGGATATAACCACAACATCCGCATCGGTGACACAGAGTTTTATGATATGCAGAATATGACAGGCAATTATTATCCTGTGTTGTCACCGAGAGATAAGAGGGGCATTGTACAACAGTTTATCAAACCAAAATGTATGGCAAGCCGTGATAACCTCTGCTACATTGACGGTATGTATTTATATATCAATGGTGAAAAGGTTGACCATATTATTTTGACGGACACAGATAAAACAATGGTGTCGATGGGTGCATACCTCGTTATTTTTCCTGACAAGGTCTTCGTTAATACGGAAGATATATCCGACTGGGGATATCTTGATAACACGATTGAGATAGCAACAGAGGTCAACAATGTTGTATATACAATGTGTACGCAAGATGGCACTAAGTATCAGTATCAAAATCCCAAAGGCGAAAACTATGTATATGTAGGTGATGAGTCACCTAATGTCGGTGAGAAGGAAACAGTCGCAAACGGATACAAATGGCTTGATACAAGCGGTGACACGCACTACTTGAAAGTATGGAACTCAAACACACGGATGTGGTCATCTCTTTCAACAACCTATGTGCGTATTGAGTCAACAGGCATCGGTAAAGGTTTCAAGGAAGGTGATGCCGTAACAATCAGCGGTTGTGACTCCTCTTCCTCTTCGGGTAGTGACAAAATCAAAGAACAGATTGATGCTGTTAACACCTCGATGCTCATCAAGTCTATTGATGAAAAGGAAAACTGGATTGTAGTTACTGCAATACTTGATAATGTTGTCACTCAGTCTACAGGTACAGTCAAGCTTGAGCGTGTTGCTCCGATTATGGACTTCGTTATCGAATCAAACAACCGTCTGTGGGGATGCCGTTACGGACTCAATAACGAGGGCAAAATCGTCAATGAAATCTACGCTTGCAAGCAGGGTGACTTCAAAAACTGGTTTGTATATGCAGGTATATCAACGGACTCTTATGCTGTTTCCGTTGGCTCTGACGGTGTGTGGACAGGTGCAATTGCTTACGGTAATTATTTACTATTCTTCAAAGAAAATTGCATACACAAGGTTTACGGCTCAATGCCGAGCAATTATCAGGTCATTGAGCAGAAAGTGAGAGGTGTTCAAAAGGGTTCATCAAAGAGTCTTTGCATACTCAATGAAACTCTGTTCTATAAATCCGCAACAGATGTCTGTTACTATGACGGTTCATTGCCAACAAGTATATCAAATCCTCTCGGTGCGGTTAGCTATAGTAACGCTGTCAGCGGTACTATAGCTAATAGATATTATATCTGTATGCAGGACACAAGTGGAGTATGGACTCTCTTCGTTTATGATATCACTACTGGAATGTGGCACAAGGAAGATAACATACACATCAAGGAATTCTGCAAGGTTAAAACAGACCTTTACTTCATTGATGCCGACAGTGGTCAGCTTATGACCACAACAGGCAGAGGTACAGCAGAAGATGACTTTGAATGGTATGCAGAAACAGGCTCTATAGGCTATTCTTACTCAGATAATAAGTATGTGGGCAGAATGTTACTTAGAGTGCAAAAACCGATTACAAGCCAAATTAGAGTGCGTATTCGCTATGATGACTCAGACCATTGGGAAACAGTTTCATCGATTGGCGGTCATGGAACAAAATCGTATAGCATACCTGTCCTACCTCGCAGATGTGACCATTTTGCAATTCGCATCGAGGGAAAAGGTACTTGCAAAATTTATTCGATTTCAAAGGTGTTGGAGATTGGAAGTGATGTTTAATGAATTTTATTGATTTGCCAAATATCGGCAACGGTACAGCCGAAGAACAGTTAGCACAAATACGCAGTTACATATACCGTAACAATGAACAGTTAAACGCAACACTTGCCAACCTCTCAATAGATAAAATGTGGGAGCAGACAGTATCGGCTCTGTCTGCATCCAATGGCGATATCGTAGAGGTAAACAAAGACCTTATGAGCCGTTATGCTACCATCCGTGACCTTGTAATTAAGACAGCAGATGTAGTGATACAGTCAGATGAAAAATTCACTTCGCAGATGAACGGTAATTATGTTGCTATTTCTGACTTTGGAAAATATCTTCGTGACACAACGCTCGACATTTCAGGGAGTAGTGTAGGAATTGAATATTTATACAATTATGCATCACAACTCGAAACAGACCTTGATAATTACAAAGTCAATCAGACTTCGTATATTAAGCAAGGCTTACTTGATGAAAGCGGAGCAAGTCCGATATACGGTGTTGAAGTCGGTTTGCTCTCGGATTCCTTCGAGTACAACGGCAAGGTTATTGATACACGGTCAAATCTCAAAACAAGAATTACACCGACTGAGATGTCTTGGTGGGCAGAAAACAAAAAACTTTTTTACCTCGATAAAGACTCAGTATATTTCCCTTACGCAAAAATAACTGGCGGTAGTATCAATATCGGTAACGGTACATTTACTGTTGACAGTTTCGGTAATATCAATGCAACATCGGGTACAATCGGTGGACTGGATATTACCGCTCTTACAGATATGGCAATGGGCATTGATATCCGACCTAATGCTACGCTTGTCAGAAAGACAGCTACAGAAGGATACAGTGTGCCGAACATTTCTGTAACACTTTCGTCAAGGAATGTCGAGGTTGCATCAACAAATTGGTATATATCATCAGACGGTGAAGTGTGGACACAATACACACAAACCGCAATGAAAACAAATATGATAATTTCATCTGCAACAGCTTTCAAAAATTCATCTGTTCTATATATCAAAGCCGAGTCAAAAGACTCAGCGGACAAAACATACATAGCTGTTTGTTCAATCGGTTGTGTGTCAGATGGAGAAAACGGTACTTCTGTTAAAATTCTCGGCACAGCATATAAAAAGAATGAAGATTATCAAATTGGCATTCCTTATGACTTGTATTTTGACTCTGATTGTACAAGTATCATTAACAACAGTACAACAACGCTTAACAACGGTGATTCATACATTGTCAAAGGCTATTTGTTTGTGTGGAACAATAAAAACGGTGCTTTTGTTTGCACAGGTGAAATCAAAGGTAAAGACGGTAAAGATGGCATAGATGCACAGGCTTATGAAATCTATACCGATGTATCATCGGTCAACAAAAACATTCTCGGAACATCTTGTACACCGTCAACAATAAACATTGAGTTTCGTCAGAACTCAGGCGGTAATACACAGCTTGTAACTGCAAGTGAGATAAGAGTGTGGAGAATGAACGGCAACAAATCTGTATTTTACAAGTCACAGAAAAATACAAATAATTTTTCTCTTTCGCTGTCGGGAGAATTCAACGCATATATAGCAACTTGCACGGCTATCAAAATTGAAGTCGGTTATAACAACAAAGTCTACACAAAGACAATTCCGTTAATCGTATCAGCAGAAGAAATCAAAGCTTGGTCAAAAGTAGAAAACGGTCAGACGGTTATTGACGGTTCAAAAATCTACACAGGCTCTATCACAGCCGAGAAGATAGATATAGCATACCGCAACACACTCGCAACAGGTGAACAGCTTACAACGGCTATCTCCAATGTTAATGACTCAATATCTGCTTGGGCAAGTAAAATCGACTCCAACACAACAGATATTGCAAACTTAACGGTTAAATCAAACGAAATCTCATCAACTGTTACGCAGAAAACAAGTACAAGCACTATTCAGAGTATTATTCGGCAATCGGCAAATGCGGTTGAGTTTGCTTGGAGTGAATCAAAACTTGGCAATGTGATTAAGCTTGAAGACGGTGATATTAACTTTTATTATTTTGGCAAAAAAATGTCGAGTGTATCATTGGACGGACAAGCGTTTTATCGTGACGGTCTTGCAGTTGGCTATATCGGTGCAGGACAATGGATAACATCATCAACCACTAAAGGCTTAGGTATAAGACTTAATGAGGCTTACGGCAAATATATAACATTTGGTTATCAAAATGGCAATGCTTATGATGTACAATTGGCTTTTGCAACCAACAATGCAATTGGAAACGATAACAAAGGTATATTTTGCTACGCTAATCTTTTTGGCGGTAACACATTCAACAGCGGTTGGAGTACAATACGCAGATTTTGGCTGAGAGATGTTTCTGTTGAAATGGGATTGCGTACCAAAGACAATCGAAACGGTCAGCTATACAACACGGTTACAGCAGATATACCGTATATCCGAACAATAAAATCAGGTAGTAATGGCTCAATTACTTGGACATATAGCACACTCAAGGTAGTTAATGGGTTGATTACAAGTTATTAACAAAGGAGAATTTCTATGAACGAAAACACCACAAAAACAGTAGCAGAAAACACAACAAACACACTACCGAAAGCACCTGAATCAGTATTGATTATGGATTTGAAAAACAAATTATATCAGCTTGCTAACTATCCTAATCTTTCACCGACAATTATTGAGATGGCTTTTGGCGAGGTGTACAGGTCTGTGCAGAACAAGGCATTAACAACTGTACAGACAGAGTATGAGAATTACCGCAAGCGAGTCGATGAATTTGAAAAGAAACAGAACCCGAAAGGAGATTAAAGCATATGGCATATGTATATCAAAAATACAATCAGTCGGCAAATGCAACGAGTTATCAAAACCGACAGGATGATGCAACGAACCGATATAACGATTACGCTCAGACAGGCTACACAACAGGGGCAGGTGGTTTCGGTGGTCAGATAAATTCAGCACAGGCTAAGCTTAATCAGTTATACGGTAACAACAATCTCTCACAGCAGTTTAAGTACGGCAATCAGGGAGCATACAACAAAGCGATGAACGCTGTTGCCAACCGTAAACCATTCTCCTATGACCTCTCAAATGATACGCTTTTCCGACAGGCGAAAGAGCAGTATCAGAATATGGGCAAGGTTGCAATGGCTGATACAGTAGGTCAGGCATCTGCAATGACAGGCGGTTACGGCAACAGTTACGCAACAACTGCAGGCTCTCAGGCTTATCAAGGCTATCTGCAACAGCTTAACAATGACATCGGTAATTATTACAGTATGGCATTAAGTGGTTTCAATGCCGAAACAGACAGACTTAATAACATTTACAATATGTACGCTCAGGACAGAAGTCAACAGCAGAATGAGTGGTCAAACAATTGGAATGTATATAACAATCTGTACGGCTTGTATCAGAGCGAACTGCAGAATGCACAGAGCAATGACCTCAACGCTTGGAATCAGAAAGGTACAAACCTTTACAATTCCGCTAATCTTGCAACAAATCAGTACGGTACTGCATCAAGCAATGACATTGACACTTGGAAGCAAGGCGAAACATTGCGAGCAGAACAGGCACAGCAGGAGGAAACCGAAAGGGCAAACCGTATTGAAGAGGCATACAAGAATGCACAGCTTGCAGAACAAATCAGAGCGAACAAAGCCGAAGAGGCTTATAGACAGTCTGCACTCGCTGAAACAATTCGCAACAACAGGGCTACCGAAAAAATCAATTCATACAAAGCACAAAATTCCTCTTCTTCCAAAAACAAAAACAGCGGTGAAAACTGGTACAATGTCAATGCGAAAGCAACGAGAACAGGCACAACTTCAAACCTTATCAGCGAAATTGACAACAAAGCCAGAAGCTTGCAGTATTCAAAATACTCAGGTGACTATACAAAAGCCATTAACGATATTCTTCCAAAATATCTTAATAATGCTTTTGCTAATCATACATTGTCAAGCGGTGAAATCAACTATCTTTCAAGCTACTACGGTGCATCTGACATCGGCAAAGCGTATAAGCGAGCACACAAAACATCACGCTCTAAATAAGGAGATAAATCTATGAATTACCTTGATTACCTTAAAAAGAAAAAAGATGAAAATGATAATTCCCAGTCGAACACCACGACTGGGAATACCTCTACGGCAAAAAACGAAAAAAGCGATAGTTTGCTTGATGCGATTAACGGCAAAAACGGTAACAATGATTATCTTGATTATCTCAATAGTCAGCCTGCACTCGGTCAGGAAGAAGAAGAAGCACAGGCATTACACGATATGGGTAATGGCGAGGATGTGTTGTCAAGATGGTATGACTCTGCAAGCAATGCAACATCTAAGGCTTATTATGAAAATCAAAATACAGCCTTTGATTCTTTGAAAAACAGAGCTGATACAATCTCAAAGTATTATCAAACAGCCGATGCTCTCAAAGGCTCTGCAAAACAATTTTATGATAAATACGGCTATACTGATGACTCATCAGATATGCAGAGTGCTATCTCTGACCTTAACATTGCGGAAGACAATTTCAAAACGAACGCAAAAGAAATTCAAAATGCAATGTCAGATTTTGACACAGAACAGGAATACAAATCTGCTGTTGCACAGGCAGAAGAGGATGCCAAAACTTCTGATGATTTACAGAATGAATATGACGAACTGAAAAAAGAATATGATGTAGAGAGCAAGAAAAGTTTTGACAAAGAATCATATTCAGACTCTGAAATAGCGGAGTATTATAACAATATAAACGCAAAAGCAGAACAGCTTGATAATCTACAGAGAAAAATCGACCAAAAAAAGGAACTTGAAAACGAAAAGAAATACTATACTGATTTCCGCAAGCAAAATCCCGAAGTGGCAAAAACTCTTGATGCTTACTACGATATGCAGTCATATGAAGAGGAACACTCCAAAGATGCATTTGATACATATAACAAGGATGCTTTAAAAGAGAAACTCGAAAAAGGCAAATCACCGACAGACTCCTTATATACCGATGAAGAGAAAAAAGCTATTGAAACTAACTTTAATTCGCTTAAAACTCTCGATGGTTGGAATGTTGACCAAATTTATAAATACTACAAGCGAGCCAAAGACAGAGAAAAAGCCGAGAAAGAAAATGAAAATATTAAAGATTTTGCTGATAAACACCCGATTGCAAGTACGGCTATAAGTACGCTTAATATGATTCCGTCAGCTTTTGAATCCTCACCAAAACAAGTTGCATCCAATATTGATAAATGGACAGGCGGTGACGGATATTATAATCCCGAGGAATCTGCCGTGTACCAAAACAATTTATTGCAACAGGAAGTCGCAAGTAATATAGATAATCCGTTAGGAAGATTGGCTTACCAACAGGGAGTCAGCCTTGTTGATAACGCTATTCGTATGGGTATCGCATATGCAAATCCTGCTGTCGGATTATCTATGATGGGTGCAGAGGTAGCGACACAGGGATTTAATGATACTGTTGAAAATGGCGGTTCTGTAGAACAGGCACTTTTCACAGGTCTTGCTTACGCAGGTGTTGAAGTGCTTACCGAAGGTGTATCACTTGGTAAACTGAAAAGTTTTAAAAATGGCGGTGTAAAGGAATTCAAGAGCATTTTAAAGAATGCAGGAAAGCAGATTTTGACCGAGGCATCGGAAGAAGTATCTGCAACGCTCCTCGATAGTGTAGCAGATGAAATCATTAACGGTAGCTTATCTCAGCTTGAAACAGAGTATGACAGATACATTGACAGCGGTATGTCTGAAACTGAGGCAGGACAGGCAGTAATGCTGAATTACGGTGGTCAGATTATACAGGATGCAATTGGCGGTGCATTGATGGGCGGAATTTCGGGTACTGCTGTCAATACATCTCAATACAGAAGAAATATTAAGGCAGGAAAATCTATATCCTCTCTTAATAACATAGACACGGTTAAGAATCTTGCAAAGCATTACGGTCTTAATGACAGCGTTACCGATTATGAAAGTAATCCGACTGATGCAAGACTCGGAGCTTTGCAGAGCGAGGCATATAAAAAAGCAACAGAAAGTATGCCATCCGAAAAGGAAGTTAAAAGAGTCATCAAAAAAGCAAACCTCGCATCGGACGAAAAGGTTGTTGCAAACAAACTTACAAACGGCGAGAATTTGACAGACGATGACCTCGAAAAAATCAAAAAGTCTGAAAGTTTAAAGTCACTTCTTGCAAACGATGTTGTTAATCAGGCAAAAAGTGCAAGATTTAATCAGCAAACTGCATTGCTTTCCACAGACACAAAACTGTTCACACCGAGCCTCATTGAGTTTAACTCTGAGAAAAGTGATGCTGATGCAAATTCTAACAAAGCCGAAACGCTCGACAAGTTTCTTTCGGAAAACGCTAAAAATATGACAATCAACACCGACACGGTCGATAAGATGAAAGATGCTTATAACGGATTAGAAAATAAAATTGAGCCTGACACTTTCGCTATGGAGTATGCGAGATTTTTCAATCAGGGTGTCCGTGCGGTTGCATTTAGGAGCTTGAATAGCACGGCATCGCAGTTACCGTACAATGTACAAGTATCGGCTTACGAAGATGGCTTGAATAAGTACACAACGGCACTCAAAGCAGGAAACGCTCTTTCAAAATTACAGCAGGAATGGAAAGACAAAACAAACGGTTACGCTAAAGGTACGGTTGATACTTCCGCTCTTGAAGGTATCAAACTTAACGATGAACAGAAAGCATCTGTTGATTATATCTCAGGCTATGCTAATCACGGCTTGAATGTTAAGTTTTACGCATCACAGGCTGACGAAAACGGTGTGTATATAGACGATAACGGTGGTTATGACTCTTTGACTAATACTGTAATGATTGACATTAACGCAAAGAAGGAAACCATCAACGATGTTATAAGTAAAGGTGCGATGATGTCAACTTTCGGTCACGAGCTTTCCCACCTTGCTGAACACGCACCCACAGAGTACGCAGAACTTTCAAAAGCTATTCAGGATGCCGTTGGTGCTGATACATTCAACGATGCAGTCGATAAGCATTATTTTATACTCGAAGAACGCAACAGCGACAAATGGCAAAAAATGTCAGAGGATAAAAGACAAATTTATGCGACAAGAGAGGCAGTTGCTGAGTTTTCTTCTGACCTTGTTAATCAAGCTAAAATTCTTGAAAGAATGTCAAAAGAGAATCCCTCTGTCGGAAAGAAATTTATCAATTTCATTAAGAAGGTTATTAGCAAGATTAAAAGCATTCTCAAGGATAACAGAGGTATGACCGATGAGGCAAGACTGCTTGCCAACAACCTTGCAAGCAATGCCGAAAAACTGCAGTCAATTGTTGATAAGTACGAAAAAGCTGTCATCGAAGGACTTAAAAATCAGAATGCAAAAGTTCATACAAATAAATCTTCTGTAAAAGAAAATAATACAAAAACTCAAAGTAATACAAGAACAGGAGATTTTCTTACAGAAAGAGAAAGAACGCTTGTAGCAACACACAATATAAGTTCACAGAACCTTATGAATCTTATCAACGATTTTGACGGAGCAGGTTTACCAGTACCGAGCATTGCGATTGAGAAAGCTGATAGTGTTCACGATAATTTCGGTGATGTTACTCTGTTGTTTAACAAGGATACGATTGACCCACAGAACAACAGTAATAACAATGTGTACAGCCGTGATGCGTGGACAAGTACCTTCCCACAGACGGAATACAAAATTAACGCAGAGGGCATTAAAACCATTGCAAAAAAGTTAGATCTATCTGAGTATTATCTCGAAAGCAATATATTTAACGCTAATGACTGTCTCTTATACACATCTGACGCTGCCGA